ATTTAATTAAGTCATTGTACACAATGGTGTATTCCGGCCCCTCATCCGTGCTCACAACCGGCTCCAGCGCTTTCAGATTCGCATAAAAACACCGGCAATCCACATTCGTTATTTTTTTGGTTTTGCAACATTGGTCATACACTTGATCAATATTGTGTCGGGTCTCTTTATCCATGAGGGTCATTTGCGCGTCATATGACGACGCATCCAAGTAATTTATCATGTGTGTCATTGCCGCAATTGCAGTTTCATAGGTTGAAGCCATTAAATGGTTGTAATGGTGTACTATTGACTATTGCAATGTATTTAAATTTAACACATAGTATTTAAGCATTTAATGAACGCAACTTTATTATATTTGTATAATACATAATACATAACACAATAACCCCAAAATGCAGGGCATTAAACCCGAAAAAATGCAAGGGTTAACCGTTGCATTGCAAAAAGTGGATGCACTTGGTGGTGGAGTAAATGGAAAAAAAACTGACTTATTGTCCGTGTTGCATCAGATGCTTCCACCAGATGACATTGCGCTAATATCGCGATTTTTCACATTTCCTGGCCAGGATGTAGTAATGACTGATGCAAATTGCATCAAATTAAAATTATTCATGGCAATTGGACTGTTGAATCGGATGTTTAACGCACGTTTTAAAATCATTTTGAGAGGTGGATTTGCAGTTCGCATGAATATACTAAAAAAAATGCAAACGGTTGATTCATTTACGGCAACAAAAGGCATGGATGATTTGATAGCCACGGTGTCCAATGCTGATTTAGACTGTTTGGTGGTGCCAGTTCATGGAAATGAACTGTCTGCAGAAGACCAGTCCGAACTAATAATATTGTTGCAAATGTCCATTGAAAAAACGGCTGAAACATTCATGGTGCAACACATTGAATCCAGTAAAGATCAGTTGTCTAAAATGGATGAATTTCGCAAAAAAGAATTAGAAGACACACTGAAAAGAATACAACAAGTCGAGTCGTGGATAAGTGGCATAAGCGATGAAGACGAAGATGGTCCAGCCCGAAAAAGGGATTTAATGATCAAATTACAAAGATTGCAGAACATAATGAAATTGTCCGCAGTTGCCAAACCAGACGAATTTGGATTGACAATTCGGTCTGCAAAACGTAGCGCTTTGACCACAAAAATGAACTGGAAAATAGCTGGTTCTCAGGTTGAACTAATGGATGTAACCGTGATGCCAGTGCACGATGCGGGCTCATTGTATGCTGACACAAGTCGCATGAAACAAATAAAATCAAAAGGCGCAGTATGGTATTATCCAGGACAGGACATCCTGTTGATTGAATATTTGAATGTCATGCACAACATTGGCCAACAAATTCAAGAACTATCGTCTGACCCAGCGATGCCGCCCGCAGACAAAGAACCGCAATTAAAAATGCAATCCAAACTGTTGGATAAATTCAAATCACGCGCCAAAATATGCTATGGATTATTGAATGACGAAGAACGTTTCAATCTGATTAGTTCATTGCCTCAAAATCTTATGGGTGAAGTGAGACACATCATGCTGGCAGGAGGTGCCAAAAAACGCACTCGTCGTGTGCGTCGTACTAAAAAACGAAATGGCCGTAAAACCCGTAATGGCCGTAAAACTTGCAATGGCCGTAAAACCCGCAAATAATTCATACCCCACATGCAACCACATGAACTTCAATTTTTAAAAATTAAAAAATTGAAAGCAATTTCGCATTTGGATTATCAGACACATCCAACCCGCTCCAACCAATGCAATATCTGCGAAATCAACCTCAATCCGAACCCGAAGTAGACATGTGTCCAATATGCATGGAGGTTCCCGGAACCAAAAATATTTCAATCACGGCATGCGGACACAAATTCTGCACGTCGTGTTTACTGTCCTCTTTGAGAAAAAAAAACACGTGCCCCACATGTCGTGCCGAAATAGAACCTGCACGGGAATGCATTGAACCATTGCCCGTGTCAGTTGCATCCGAACTCATTCGCACAGAAGAGCGCACAATTCAAATGACCCGCAGAATTGAAGTTATCAATTCGTTTTCAGGAATGAATGGACGAGCGGCAATGATATTCTCTCTTTGCAGAGAGGTTGCATTTGCTACGGCACACAGCATTGCTCGGTGGCAAACAGTATCAAATAAAACGTATCACAAATCATGGGAAGCATTTGACGATGATTCAGATGACGACGACGAACAAAGTGGATCTGGATCTGAAGATGATCAATGAATATACTGAAAGACAATATATTGCAAATGCGTTGCCAACCGGCAATCATGATTTTTTCAAAACAAGAAACCCCTAAAAAGGGACATGCGCATTTTTGCAACGATTCATGCGACAGTCCCTAAATCGGGAAAACCTTTTTTCCGAAAACAAGAAACCCCCAAAAAGGGACATCCGCATGTGCAAAAGGCCGCCGAAGACAGTCCCTAAAACGCAGAAACCTTTTTTCCGAAAACAAGAAACCCCGTTTTGGGGACTGTTGCAGGCGGTTTCTGCCCTTTTTTGCAATATGGTGCGATTTTGACATTTTTTATGTTAAATTATTTAAGACCATATATGCTCTCGCGAAAATGGCTCCGAAAAAGTTCCGCAAATTACCTAGTGACGCGCGTTTTTGCGCAAAAAGGTTTCGCCATATCGATTTTTGGACATTTTTTTTGTCCATTTCCTGAAAATTTTATAGAGTCTTGCAGAGTAAAAACAAAAAATAACAATTTTAAATAATAAGAGTTGTTATAAAAAGTGAGAGCATAATGATGTCATGTTTTGATGGGATGAAAAAAGTGATTATTTGGCTCCAAAAAAAGCTTAAAAAAAGGCACCACGGGTTGGGATTTTTGTTCTAAAAATTTAGAACGTTTTAGAACGCCAACCCATATAAAGATATTTTCTCACGGTATGCTATAACCTATTACGCCAACCAATCTGCATTCCATGCCTTCCGACGACAGCTGTGACGATAAGGAAACGGACCCAAAAATCCCGAAAAATCCCGAAAAATCCCTCGTATGTAAACCGTGTGACTATAACACATGCAGTTTGAAGGATTTTAACAAACACCTCTCCACTAGTAAACACTGTTCTAGAACACTTTTGAACACAAAAAATAAAAAGGGGACAAAAAATCCCCAATTCATCTGTAAATTTTGCAAAAAAGAGTATTCTGCAAGGAACAGCTGTTGGTACCATGAAAAACAGTGTCTAGACAATCCTAGCAACAAACCGGCAACCATTGTTTCAAAGGTCATAAAGAAGTTGCCAAGCGCAACACAATTGGTTGCAAACGACACCGTAACAATAAGCCTGGCTGATCTGTGCAAGACAAGCGGAAGCGGGGGGGACAGTGTGTGTTTAAGCCTGCAGGACATGGTGCCGTGCATGCTGAACTATTTCAAAAAACAGAACGAGGAGCACCAAAATGATCAGAAGATGGTGGTGCAAGAGTTGCTGAATCAAAACAAGGAGTTGATGAGCACCATCAGAGAGATGGCGCCGCGCATTGGCAACAACAACGTGGTGAATACTACGAACAACACGCAGTTTAATTTGAATGTGTTTTTGAATGAGGATTGCAAGGATGCCATTAAGTTGAGCGATTTTGTCAAATCTCTCAGCATAACCGTTGCGGACTTGGAATTTACGAAGACGAATGGAATCATTGAGGGCGTGAGCTCCATCATCGTCAACAATCTGAAGGGCATGGACGTGCACAAGCGCCCCATTCATTGCACCGACATGAAGAGAGAAACCATGTATATTAAAAATGACGAATGGGAAAAGGATGACAAGCTGGAACACGTTCGCAAATTCATTTACCTGACGTCGTGCTATCAGACCCGTGTCATTCAGGAGTGGATGGCGGCGCACCCCGGATGGGAATCCAACGAGAAGTTGCAAACCGAGTATTTGACGCTGTGCAAGGAGCTGTATAAAAACATTGAGAACGACGATGTCGCGCAACGGAAGATTCTGAAGGGGTTCATCAAGGAAGTGCAAATTGACAAGTCCATGCTGCATTAAGTGTAAATCGCAAATCCCATTGGTTTCAACGAATGTGATTGTTACATTCACGGTTGACGGTGTGTCCGCAAATGTTGGAAGCGTAATTAAGGAAGCTTACACGCAACGAGAGACACTGGGGTCTTCAATCAGTTATAATATGAACAGCGGGGTTTCTGGAAGCAACAACTGGGAAAATGCTGCTCGCGAATATGCGAACCAAGTTGGCAACCAAGACAACACCAATTCTGGTCAGTATTACACTAGTGGCAAAATCCCCCTTCCACCTGGTGAGCTTCTCATTTTTGCTGAAAATCCGATCAAACCTGAATGCTGCCCTAGTTATTACTCATCTAGCACTGGGTGTGTTTGCACCAGCCAAAAACAATGGGACTACTTGAACAAGCACGGTGGAAATCGCACGTTGAACACCGAGTTTTGAAATATGGGCACATGCAATGCGCATACATGTAATTCATGAATTCATAAATTACATTTCAGTCATGTTGAGCCATACACTACAAGAGGTATGGTTTAATAATTCAATTCTTACGACTTTTCCTTGGCAACAAATGAGTTGCTCACTTGCGCTTATGGCGACGACTTCCACCATTTGGTGGGCTTGATCTCAGCATGCTTATTTTTGCCCGATTCATAAGTGTTTTACTTGGATTAGGCATCCCTTCCATTAACCTATTTAACAAAACATCATTTCCACCCTGCGCGAGTGCATCCATTCTCTGTTGCGAGGTCAACGACGTGGATTGTAATAATGTTTTTGCACGGTTTGATACAGATTTGTTCGGATGCGATATTGCACGCACCGCAATCGGGTCCATTAATTGACGAAGCGCCGTATTGGCATCGTCTAAAGATGAATATAGATATTTAATTTCTGATAATCTGGCGTTTGGAACGGGATCATCAGAAACATCATGATCTATTATTGCTACTGGGCATGGAGTCATTACCGCTGCAGCTGCACCCATTCGGTACGGACTAAAAGACACTTGTATAATCATATTAGGGTTTTGAGACGATGTATAAAATGGTATATATCCAATATTTGGCATCACAATAAAAGATTCTACATAATATCGTGTCTTTAAATTTGCTAAATC